CTAGAGTACGTGGACGATTGTGCAAATGGGCCCCCCATTCGTGGACGATTGTGCAAATGAGTTAGTGCAAACAAACCGTGGATGATAGTGCAAACGCGGCCGGAAGAAACTGGGGATTCAGCAGCCGCAACTGGAAAAATATGGAAGCCGGTCTATAAAGCGCACGCGGTACAGCGAAAGGGGTAGAGCGCACGCGGTGAGACTTAGGATCCGGAGCGCACGCGTCGCGGCGCAAGTGGCGGGTAGCAGTCATATAGCCTTTCACAAAAGTACACAATAGTACAAACAGAAAGATACGATAATGCAAATACAAACAAAACAATCCATGCTATAATATAGACAGTGAAAGGGAAAAAACGAAAACCTTTCAAATATGATTTGATGGGAGATAGGGAGAATGAAGAGATATAAAGTTATTTTTAAGTACAAATATGGCAGGTCTTTTAAATACACGGATATTGTGCGGACTGAAAACGCTCAGCGGTTGGAAATCATCAAGGAAATCCCTATTAAACGCCTCCGCGAGCTGGAGCAGGCGGAGAAAGAGAGACGGCTGGTGGTGCTGTCCGAACCAATGAAGCCGATGGTTTACAAGCCGAACGATACGGACTTATATTGCCCGTCCTGTGGAGAAATTCTTTCTGGAGGATGGCCGTTGTCTGATGCGGACGACCTAAGAAAACTTTGCCAGTGCCCAAATTGCGGACAATCAATCGACGATACAAGGTGCGAAGCCGCCGAGGCCGCGCTGGAGGAAAGGAATGCAGAACATGACGTACCAATGATTGACATTGAAGAATTAATAGACATCGACCAATTAAAAACTCATTGTATTTATTCATCTGATTTTGAAGGTTTGACAGAAACAACACAAACGGAAATTTATCGTTATTGCAAAATGAATGCGTTCTATCCGGCTTGCAGAGCAAACCTTAAACAAATCAGAATTGCAGTTACACGCATTTATTTTAGAAATCTTGGTTTAAATTATTAAAATAGTAGGAGAGATGATTATAAATGTGTAATTGTAGATTTTGTTGCAAAGACGAAAATTTTGCTTATTTTGTTGTGAATGACAATGGAAAAGGTTCAAGAATACTTATAAGAAGTGGAGGGGAAATGCCCTTGATAATCCTATCGGAAAACCTTATACAAAATAGATGGCACACTTTGGGGGCTTATATGCCTAAATTCCGTCCTGAATGTGGCAGAAAGTTGGAGGTACTACAATGAAACTCAAAAAAGAACACATTGCAATTTTAAACGAAACGGCGAAAATAGATTTTGATAGCGCAATGCAAATGGTAGACGGTGTTAATATGTTGTCCGAAGTTGAATATGGTTTCGTGCATATGAACGAAGATGAATACAGGTTGGTTTACTGGGAAGATGGAATTTTAAAAGATGCTTATAAAAACTGTGAGGGTTAATAATGTACTTAGATTTTGTAAACGCGCTTAGAACGATTGGCACAGGTTTGATTTTATGTTCTCTAGTAGGCATAGTCGCAATAATTAAATCCAAAAACAATTGGAGGGATTTAAAATGATAGATATAGGTTTAACAAATGCACTTGCACAAATAAGAGATGCTTTGTATGAAATTACTGATACCATAAAAGAGGTAAAAGAAACAGAAGATACAGTTAATAAATGCGAAAACTGCCCATATAAAACCTATTATGAGCAAGGGTATGTTTAAAGTCAGAAACGGCAGAAAAGATTAAAGGAGGGTTGACGTTTTATTAAATGCCGTTTATAATATAATCACAAAAATAAAAGGAGTTATTAAAATGAAAGTAAAGATTTATGAGGGCCGAATTTACAGTGTAGTTAAAGAAAAAGACGGAAATATTTGTGTTGAAACAGTAGACGGTTTGTACAAGAACGATGCAGAATTCAAAAAGGCAATGAAGTTCAATGGCGAAAAGTTTATCGGTATTGCAAATAAAGAGAAAGTTTACAACACTTATGAAATCAGCGTAGAAGTTGTAAAAGAACACGGTACGCTTGTAACTGAATAAATTTAGAATAGGAGCAATTAAAATGGCTTATAAGAAGAAAGCAGAAACCAAAGAACGTGTGGAAACAGTTTTCGATGTAAAAGGTGAGTTGACTTTCTGGGTAAAAATCGGTAGTAATGGGAAGCTTTACGCTTCCACATCAGTAAAAAACAGTGACGGCGACAGAATGTTTTATTCAGTCTTTTTCAGAAAAGAAATTAGCTTGACCGATTTTGATGATGGCATGAATAAAATAAACGTGAAGTCCGGCTTTATTACATGTTCTAAAATCGGAGAAAGCGTTCGACCGAAAATTATGGTTTTGGATTTCGAGTAAGAGAAAACAGCACCCCGGGTAACCGGGGTGCACTATTTAGAAAGTAGGTGTTGAAAGATGAAATACACCGCTGGGAATTTAAGGACAAGGGATATAGATAAAGAGATTAGGGCTTACAATAGAAGATTGTTGCAACTGCAATCGAAAAATGAAGCGTTTAAAATTCTGGATACGCTGACGCGCACAGAAGTAATGCGAGGAAGAACCGATGCAGAAATAGCGCGGGAGCTGAACCGTTTACAAGAATTGGCGAAACCAGAAAAACAAAAGATGGTAAAATACAAAGCGGGGAGCAGTTTAGAAGTTCCGCTATTTGTTCGCGAACAAGTTGAGCGTGCAATAACAAAAGCGAATAAGCAGACCATGAAAAGGTTTGAAATTCTGGAAGCACAGCGTAGAGGCTCATTCTATACGATTGAACAAGAAAGTTTAAGGCCCATTACAAAAGGTACGGGAAGAACACTGATGGAAGTTAAAAAGAGATTGGAGACTGCACAAAATCGTGAACGTAGCGGCTATTTAACTTTCTTAGATGAAAAATACAAAAGAAACTACATCAAGGCCATTCAAAACAATTTCGGCGCGGCTGGTGATAAGTTGGCTGATAGGATAAGCAAAATAAACGGTACAGCTTTTTATTTCGCAAGTCAAGACCCATTTTATGGCTCCTATCTGGAAATTGAATATTCTTATGGTGAAGAAGCTATAAACGCTATGATAAATAAAATTGAAAATGCTTTGACGGTTTTAAATTTGTAATGTTTACGGTAGATTTTGAGACTACCACCGATAAAAACGATTGCAGGGTATGGGCTTGGGCTGTTTGCGAAATTGGTGTTATAGATAATATTGTAATTGGTAATAATATAGAAAGTTTTTTCAAAACATGTGAAGAAAGCGGAAATTTAATCCTTTATTTTCACAACCTGAAATTTGACGGAGAATTTTGTATCAGTTATTTATTAAAGCATGGTTATGAATACGTTGAAACAAAGAAGCTTTATAACAAACAATTCAATGCGCTTATATCTGATGACGGGCAGTTTTATAAAATAAAGATACGGTTTGAAAATGGAAACAGTTTAGAATTGCGTGACAGCATGAAACTTTTGAATTATTCAGTTGATGAAATAGCAAAAGCATTCCATTTGGATATTCAGAAACTTGAAATTGATTATAATGCTCCACGTGGAACAAATCACATTTTAACGAAAGAAGAAACCGAATATTTAAAACATGATGTTCAGATAATGTCACTTGCGCTTGACCGGATTTTTAAAATGGGCTTTGAAAAATTAACGCAGGGTAGTTGTGCATTAGAAGATTTTAAAACCATCATTGGGAAAAAGAGGTTTAGAACGTTGTTTCCTGAACCGAATTACGACAAGGATATCCGCAAAGCCTATAAAGGCGGGTTTACCTACTTGAATCCGATATACGCCGATAAAGATGTAGGCGAGGGTAATGTATTCGATGTTAATAGCCTGTATCCGTCCCGCATGTATTACTGTGATTTGCCATGGGGTGAGCCGAAATTTTATGAGGGCGAATATAATTACGATTCAGAACGCCCTCTATATATTCAGCTGTTTAAATGTGAGTTTGAATTAAAAGAGGGATATCTACCAACAATTCAATTAAAAGGGAATAGCCGCTTTGTGCAAACAGAATATGTAACTTCAAGTAATGGGGATATCGTTCCGCTTTGTTTAACAAATGTAGATTTTGAGTTGTTTTTAAAACATTACAATGTTTACAATTTAGAATATATTCGCGGTTGGAAATTCAGAGCATCTAAAGACTTGTTTAAAAAGTATATTGATAAGTGGATGCAGGAAAAAATAAAAGCAGGGAAAGAACATAATCCCACCATGCGCAATTGGTCGAAAATCATGTTGAATTCTTTGTACGGTAAATTCGCTCTTGACCCAATATGCGCGAAAAAGCATCCGTACATCGATAAAGGTGTTGTGAAATACAGAACATCTCCACCAGAAACAAGGGAAGCCTTGTATTTACCTGTGGGCGCGTTCATTACAGCTTATGCACGCAGATACACGATTGAAACCAGTCAAAAAATAAAGGAATACAGCATAGAAAAATATGGTAAAGACATGTATATTTATAGCGATACTGATAGTATTCATACAACTTTACCGCTAGAAGATATTAAGAAGTTTATTGAAATAGATGATTATAAGCTCGGCGCGTGGGCGCACGAAAACCATTTTACAAGGGCGCGATTTTTGCGTGCGAAAACGTATATTGAAGAAATTGACGGAAAACTACACGTTACATGCGCTGGACTTCCAGACAAGGGGAAAGAGCAGGTAACATGGGAAAATTTTCATCCGTGCGCAACGTATACCGGAAAACTTATGCCGGTGCATGTTGACGGGGGAATTGTTTTAGTTGATAAAGAGTTTAATATAAGGAGTGTTTAAAATGGAATATAATGAAGCGGTTGAATATGATGAAGTGAGTTTAAAACTTGCAAAAGCAATTATTAAAATCAATCGGCTTGAACGTGAAAACAAAGAGTTAAAAATAAATCTAGAGAAAATAGTTGAAGAAAAATGTTCACTTTGCGAATTCAATTTAAATAAAATGAACGGATGGCGGCTAGAAGATTTATGATTCAATTATCCATATTTGAACAACAAAAATCCATGGTATAATTTGTATATTACAGGTATGATTATAATAGGATTTACAGGAAATGTAAATACTATTTACAGCGGAGCGCAACGGGTGAAACCGACTGTCTGTAACATTGGGCCTTGCAAGCTATAATATTTCTGCCTGTAAATCCTATTGAGGTGAATTTATGTATTATGATATAAATAATACGTTATCTTACAACGCGCTTTTCAATATTGTTCTTGGGGGGCGTGGGATTGGTAAATCCTACCAATGGAAAATCAAAGCGGTGCGGGACTTTCTGAAAAAAGGTAAACAGTTCGGCTATATTCGCCGCTATAAAGACGAGTTGCTAAAAACCGCTGATACGTATTTTAACGATATCATTAAAAACCAAGTTTTCCCAGACACGAAAATAGAATACGATGGAGGGCAATGGTATATCAATGAAGAATTGGCCGGATACACTTTCGCATTAACGAAAGCAAGTGATTATAAGTCGAGCGCTTTTCCTGATATTTCAAATTTGATTTTTGAGGAGTTTATCATTGATAAACCACATTCATCTTATATACGGAACGAGCCTTTTATTTTATTCGATTTATATGACACGATAGCTAGAATGAGAGATGATGTTATTTTATTTATGCTTGGGAACGCAATTTCAATGGCTAACCCATATTTTATACAATGGGATTTATCACTACCGAAAAATAAAAATGCGGTTGTAAGAGATAACATTCTTTTACAGGTAGTTCCAACAAGCGCAGAATTTAAAAGAGCGAAAGAAAACACAAGATTTGGTCAAATGTCCCGCGCCCTTGGTTACGCAGATTATTCAGTGGATAATAAATTCTATCTTGATGATGAAGCACAGATAATGAAAAAAGGAAAAAATACACGGTTTTATTTTACTCTTGTTTGGAGAGATAAAAAATACGGCGTGTGGTTTGATTACGACACGGGAATGACAATTATATCATACGACTATGACCCTTATAACACGTTAGTCTTTACACCGGATAAAGAAAGCATTAATAAATCAATTCAGTATGTAAAGCAGTACGAAAGGCACCCGTTTTTCAGAAGAATAAAAGAAGCATTAGAAACGGGTACACTTGCTTACGAAAATGAAAAAATTCAGCATGAAATTAAAAGCATGTTGAAAATAATTATTTAAAAGGAGAAAAAACAATGGCTTATACAACTTGGATTACGGCGAACCCACTTGTAAATGTCACGCAGGTTTTTGGAGGTTCGCACCGGGGAAAAGACTGGAACACGAGGGACGCTTCCGGGGTTATGGGCGATACGATGGTGCGTGCGATTGGTAACGGTGAAGTCGTGCGTAGCGAATACGGCACAGGGGGCAACTGGTCATGGGGGAATTTTATCGCGATTTATTACCCAGCTCTTGACCGCACAGTGCTGACTGCACACCACGCGGAACGCCTTGTGAAAGTCGGAGATTCTGTTTCAGCTGGAACCCCTATCGGAAACTTCGGAATGACTGGTAATACAACTGGCCCACATTGCCATGAAGAATGGCACGTTGGGCGCGGTATTACAAATAATCTTGTAACGCCGGAAGATGGTTTCCCAAATATCGTTGGGCGTTATGAGGTAGAGTATGGAGGGGGTGAACCACCAATGCCGACTGATTTTACCGCAAATATGCTGATTGTCGTTTTTGCTGAAAACGGGCACACAATTAACAGTCCTGCAAGCAATGACCCTGAAAATTATGTTTACTTTGGTAATAAAAGAAAGTTTCGCGTGAAGCCGGACAATCTTAACAAAGTACAGGAGTTTGGAAGCTGGAATTATTGGCAGGATATTACAGATGTAGCCGTTCTTAAAATCTTTAATAAAGATTTGAGTGAACTTCCAAATGTGTGAAAAGCTGAAAGCGCTTTATATTGAAAGTTACTATAACTATCAAAAAGCAAGCGCCAAAGAAGTGGGAATTATGTACGGGATATTTCTAGGTGTAAGAAAATGCTGTAATATTTTATATTCACAAAAGACTGTTGCAGATTTCCAAATTTTAGCAAATGAATTTGCTAATAAAAGGGTGTGAGAAAATGGATTACACAGTAATGACACAGATAGTTAGTACGCTCGGATTTCCGATTGTAATGTGCGGTGTTCTTGTTTGGCTGAATGTCAAACAGATGAACGCGCATGCGGAAAGTGAAGAAAATTTTACAAATGCTCTTGCGGATAATACGAAAGCGTACATTGAATTGAAAGACGCTATTTCAAACTTGAAAGTGAAAGGAGAAACTAAAAATGAAACTTAGCGAAGCCCGTGAATTTATTGACCGTCTTTACAATAGTGAGGACGGCATGACGGACGACATGCGCGAAGATTTGCGCAGGTTGCACGATAGTGAAGATGAGCAAGAGGGAATGGAACGTTACTGGAAAGAAATTTCCGATAAAATGGACGGAATTTCTAATGCGTTTAAAGATTTTAAGCGCGATTACGTTACCCGCGTTCTTACTGGTCGTGATGCCGTCAAAAAGCATATCGAAGATTTGAAAGATGATGATTTTGATGATATCAAAGATGAAACCGAAAAGATTAAATCTATTTTTAATGAGGAGGTAATTGAAAAATGAAAAGTGCAAAAGTTTTGACAAATGTAACCAATAATGCACCGCAGATTTTGACCGCACTTCGCGCGCAGATGGTTGCGGAAAATCCCAGCTTTGAAAATCGGCTCCCGCAGGTGACGCAGGATAATATCCGGGAATTTGGCACGGCGGTACTTGATTATCAGCCCACGCAGAACGCTTTTGTAGATACGCTTGTAAATCTCATTGGTAGGGTATGGATTACGTATCGCCTGTTTACTAACCCTATGCGGGTACTTAAAAAAGGTATTCTTGAGTACGGCGATACGGTGGAACTGGTTTACACCAACCTTGCAAAGGCACACCAGTTTGACCCTGCACAGGCAGAAGAGGAATGGATGAAGCGTGAAATTCCTGACGTAAACACTGCTTTTGCAAAACTCAACTATCAGGTATTTTATAAGCAGACTATTTCTGACGATATGCTACGGCAAGCCTTTATGTCGTGGCAGGGCCTTAGCGATTTTATCAGTTCTGTTTTCAATGCAATGTACACGGGCGCAGAACTGGACGAATTTACCACTATGAAAAATCTGCTTGCGCAGTATGGTACGGCTGGCAAGTTCGCGGTTGAAGTAATCGACGAAGTAACGGATAACACTTCCGCACACATGGCCCTTGCGAAAATGAAAGCCGTTTCTAACAAGATGGCTTTTATGCGGTCTGATTATAACAGCCTTGGTGTCCTTACCGCTACACCGAAAGAAAAGCAGGTTCTTATTATTGATGCGGACACGGACGCATATTTGGCCGTGCTTGGTTATAGTACCCTCTTTAATCTTGAACCCGCGAAAGTTCAGTACCGTGTTATCGTTGTGGATGAAATCCCTATTACAGATACGCATGCAATTCTGATTGATGAAGATTTCTACGCAGTGTGGGATGCTTTGCAGAAGTTTACGCGCGATATGAACGGGCAAGGCCTGTACTGGCAGTATTGGGCGCACTATTGGAGAATTATGGCGGTGTGCCCGTTTGCGAACGCGGTTGCGTTTGTTACCAGCGCACCCACAATTACAAGCGTTACTGTTTCGCCTAGCTCCACTACTGTAAACAAGGGTACTACGGTTCAGATGACGGCAACTGTGGAAGGAACAGGACTTTTCCCGCAGGGCGTTACATGGAGTATTTCCGGTAATTCTGACAATACAACTGCAATTACTAGGGATGGCATTCTCACCATTGGTAGTACTGAAGCGGGACCTGTAACGGTAACGGCGACATCTGTATATAACACGGAAAAGAATGGCACAGCCGCTATTACAGTGAACGCTTAAAGTTTATAGCCGGGCGGTTAACTCCGCCCGGCAAATATAAAAGGAGAAGAAAATGGCAATAAATCCCAACACAACAATTTATCTATGTGCGGGCATACCATGGGGGAATGACTATGCGCATGTTAGATTGTTCCAGAATATGGAAGAACGTCTTTCTTTTCTTTCCACAAAAATTGTTGCAACGCTTGACGGTGCAACTTATCAGCGAGACGATAAATTTGTTTCGTTTCCAGCAAATTATGAAACAATTGCAAACTGCAATTACATGTATTACCGAAATAACAATCGGTGGTATTTTAACTTTATCACAGATATTCGTTTTCAGAATGAAAACAAAAGTGACGTGTATTTTGAACAGGATGTTTTTCAAACATGGTTTGCAGATAACACGCTGAAAATTTCTTTCGTTGAGCGTGAGCATACAAATGACGATACATTCGGAAACAACCTTGTTCCGGAAAATCTGGAAACGGGGGAATATGTTTATAATACGGGTGTTGTAAACTTAATAAGTAATCGGTTGTATGATTTTACAATCGGTATAATTATCGCAGTTTCCGAACGTTTGGACGGTGCACCTACTTCAAGTTTTCTAGATTACTCATTCAACGCGTTGGCATACCGTTATTATAAAGCCGATGCATGGCAACAAGCTTCAAATTTTGTTGATGAATATTCAAAAAGCGGTAAAGGGAACGCTATCGTAAGTATTTATATGTTCCCGCTGGATTTAATAGGGGTTACAAGCGAAAGTCCTAGTAGCGGATGGGTAAATATTGCAGGTGTGCGCGATATTATGAGTAGAAAGCTGGAAAATGTTTTCGCCCCTCTTGATGGCTATACACCTAAAAATAATAAAATGTATGCTTATCCTTACCGTACTTTAAATGTGTGTTCCCCCGGTTCTTCTGAAAAAGAATATAGATACGAATATTTTGACACAAACTTTTTAGAAAACAACGGTCCTTTTAATTTGTTTAGTGCGCTTGGCGGTTCTGCCCCCGTTGTCGCTATCCCGCGTGCATATAAGGGTTTGAATGTTAATTATGATGAAACAATAACAACAAGCGCATATCCGACCTGTTCATGGATTAACGACACATTTAAAAACTGGTATGCGCAAAATCAAATGGGAATCAATTTTAATGCTATTGTAGATGGTATTGGTGGCGTGCTTGGGGTTGCGTCTGGAATAGGGACGGGGAACTGGGATTCAGCAGTCCAAAGCGCGGTTGGCGCAGTGTCCAGTGTGGGAAACGCTTTAATTAGTGTTGAACAACATAAAATAATTCCAGATAGCGCAAGAGGTAATACAGGAAACGCAAGCGCATTTTATAATAACGGGTACTTTGATTTTGTGTACTTTCCAAAATGTATTCGATATGAGTTCGCGAAACGCATTGACGATTATTTTACAATGTACGGTTATAAGACACTTCAATCAAAAGTGCCTAACTTGTATGGCCGCCGTTCATGGAATTTCGTGAAATGCGTTGATGCTAATTTAATTGATGATATCCCGGTTGTGGCGCACAACCGGATTAAACAGGCGTTTGAAACGGGCGTTACTTTTTGGCATACAAACGATATTAAGAATTATGCTCTTGATAATTCTATTGTTTAAGGGGGTGCAATAATGGCAAGAAAAGGAATAGGCGGAAGAGACTTTCAGTTTTTTGATTCTCTAGCACTTAACAATGTAACTTACAACGAATATACAATTCGATTGCTCAACATTGCACTAGCCCGGTTTAAATGGGAAAATGTGCCAAAAGGGATTGACATTCGTTATCTCGAACTAATGCTCATTACACAGGGTTCAGCACTTGTTTTTTATGAAGATAGTTTAGACCAGTTCTTCGGACTTGGTGTTGCATACACCGGCCCGCTCAACTGGTACGGAGTGCCGTCTGAACGAAGCGCAATTGCCGCAAATGGCACTCCCTTTAGAATGCTGGATGAATCTAACAGTGTGCTTATTTTTAATAACATGGCAAGAACTGGTGATGCTTACATTATAAATGAGTATGCGCGTAAGCTATATGAAGTTCAGCGAAATGCAGAGACGAATGCAAATTTACAAAAGTTTTCGGCTTTCATTGCGTGCAACGAAAAAGAAAGATTGTCGCTTAAAAACCTAATTATGAAGTTGGACGGCGGTCAACCGTTTATTTACGGTGATAAATCCTTGAATCTCGATAGCATAAAACCCATTAACTTGGATATCCCATTTATTGCCCGTGATTTACTGAGCGTAAAGACAGAAATTTACAATGAAGCACTTACAAGTCTTGGTGTTGTTTCGGCGTTTACAGATAAGCGTGAACGACTTGTTGCAAATGAAGCCGCCGCCCCATTCGGTTCGCTTGAAATGATACGGGAATCTTACCTTTACGAACGAAAACAGGCATGCGAAAAAATAAATGAAATGTTTGGCACTAATATGAGAGTAGAGTTTAATTCTGAAATTCCAATCGTGCCGGAAATGGACGGTGATATTGAAAATGAGTAGTTACACCGTTGAGTTACGACAACTTATTCAAAATGGTTATGACATAGGGCTAAAGGACTATCCTATTTTTGACGAAAGTTACCGTGAATCGCTTAACAATAAAATTATAACGCATTACTGGATGAGGGAAATTGGTGCAGAAACGGCAGGGCTTTTTAAACTTTATCTTAACCGTACCATGAGCGAAATAATGCCATATTATAACCAGCTTTACAAGAGTGCACAGCTTGATTTTGACCCGCTAAATGCTTACAATTATACCGAAACAAACATGGAATTGGAAAACGTTGAAAGCGACGGCACACGTACAGACACGGCAGACGGAAAAAGCCTTTACAGCGACACTCCGCAAGGGTTGTTGGATAATGGCGCTATCGCAGACGGAAAATATTTAACTTCTGCAACTTTGAATGATTCCTCGGCTTCTTCAACTGCAAACAATTTGCAGAAACGTGATAGGAATTTCGAAAAGAAAGTACGCGGGAATATGTATCATAATTTAAGTGAATTGTTGAAAGACTACCGGGAAACATTTTTGAATATCGACATGGAAATTATCAATAACCCGGAAATACAAAACTGCTTCATGAAGCTTTATTAAAGGAGGATTAAAATGATTAACAGTTGCTTTCCTTATTCAATAGCGCTCCCTAGTGTTTATCAGGAAGCACTTTCTTATGGTGAAGTGCAATGTATTTTATTTAATAAAATTGAAACTATCGAAAAATTACTGAATGGTCAAATAGATAAAATTATGTCTGATTGGCTTTTTCAAAATTTCAATGAACTAATGCTAAATGCTAGTTATAATCAAGAAACTGAAACTATAATTCTAAATAATAAGTCTGTGGGGTGAAAAAATGGACGTTACAAAATTTGAATTGCTAGGCGAAACCATTCAAATTAAAGACAAAATAGCAAGAGATAATATTTCTATTTTAAATGAAAGAGTTACTAATAATGAAACATCGATTCAGACGAATGAAAATGATATAAGTACTTTAAAACATACGATTGGCAACTATGACTTGTCAAACGTTGTAATGATAGGCGATAGTTATTTGAATGGCGGCGGCTCAACAAACCCATTAACCGATAATTGGGGCGATTTGCTATCTATTTATTTGGAGATAAATAATTATCGAAAGTACCCAAATGGCGGCGGTGGATTCATTGTAAAAGGAGCTTTGGACCAAAATTTTATATCAATGGTAAGCCCCGGAGGGTATGTATATAATAATGAGCAGAACAAAAATAATGTTAAAACTGTAATCGTAATGGGGGGTATAAATGACGGGGAAGTTAGCGGGGATACAATGCGCGCAACTGTTAGTTCTTTTATTGAAGCGTTAAGAAATTGCTTCCCAAACGCAAAACCACTTATTATTTATAATTTTACACCCGTTCCAATGTATTATCCTCATATTTACGGAATCTGCAAAGCATGCGCTGATTACGGACTAGACACACCACAAAATTCTTTTTGGTGGTTATGGAACGGAAACGATATTTTCAACTCTGATAATATCCACCCTAATACGCTCGGTTATAAGCGTGGCACACAGATATTAGCTTCATGGATTAGGGGTTATGAATTTATTCCTCCCACTTCAGGGAAAATAACTGAAAAAGGTTTAAATTGGGTTATAAGGTTTATAGACGGAAAATGTTCAATATTTGTTAGCGGGACATTATCAGATACTACTAATGTTCTTGTAGCAACACTGCCTAAATCATTAAAAACTACAAATGATATTAATTTGGTTTCAGGCGTCGGTACTCCTTTTAGTGGTTTGACTCTAAAATCTAGCGGTATCGTGAACGGTATAAATATTAACACAGGCACTTTTGTGTCATATAATGCATTTGAATTCAGTGTTTATTGTTTGCTAAAGAGAATGTTTAATATTTATAATTAAAATATTACACCCCGCCTTGGCGGGGTGTTTTTATTTTTATTCTCAGGGTTTGCTTGTATCCCTGTATAATTTTAAGCCCCGCCAGATGGCGGGGCTTTTCATTATTCAAATGTGGTGTCTTTCGGTTCGAGTAAATAATCGTTTGGTTTCTCCCAGTAATCAGTTTCAACTTTTGCTAGAGCTTCAAAGTAGTTTTCTGCATCAATTTCAACAACTGCTTCATGGACTTCCTTGATTGTGATTATGAATGTCATCTTCTCCCTATCTCCCATCAAATCATATTTGAAAGGTTTTCGTTTTTTCCCTTTCACTGTCTATATTATAGCATGGATTGTTTTGTTTGTATTTGCATTATCGTATCTTTCTGTTTGTACTATTGTGTACTTTTGTGAAAGGCTATATGACTGCTACCCGCCACTTGCGCCGCGACGCGTGCGCTCCGGATCCTAAGTCTCACCGCGTGCGCTCTACCCCTTTCGCTGTACCGCGTGCGCTTTATAGACCGGCTTCCATATTTTTCCAGTTGCGGCTGCTGAATCCCCAGTTTCTTCCGGCCGCGTTTGCACTATCATCCACGGTTTGTTTGCACTAACTCATTTGCACAATCGTCCACGAATGGGGGGCCCATTTGCACAATCGTCCACGTACTCTAG